ACTCCTACAGTTAAAGAGTCTCCAACAACTCCTACAGTAGAACAAGTTACATCTGCAACTCCTACAGTTAAAGAGTCTCCAACAACTCCTACAGTAGAACAAGTTACATCTGCATCTTCTGATGGCGTAGAAAGAACAAAATTATCTACTGGAGCATCAGATCGACCAAAAATGAAGGATGGTATTGCTGATCTTTTAGTTCGTTTATTAAATCGTGATACGAATAATAAGAAAAAAGAAACTCAACAGAAAAAACAAAATACTGAAAAAAAGAAAAAAAGTAGTAGCAAAAAAGGTTTAGGAGATAAAGATTTTTTTGAAACTTTTGCTGAATCCCGTCAAGAAGGAAAGAGTTTAAAAGATTCAATGCATCGTGCTTCTGAAGAAAAGATAGCATCAGTAGTTAAAGATCTTTTTGGAGGAAAAGGCTTTGGTTCTTTTATGGCAGGTGAAGTTAGTAATTTATTGGGTGTTAATGATAAAAATACATATAAGGATAAAATTCCAACTGAAACAGATAAAATAAAACCTTCGGTAACTCCTGAAACTAAAGCATCTTCGGTAACTCCTGAAACTAAAGCATCTTCGGTAACTCCTGAAACTAAAGCATCTTCGGTAACTCCTGAAACTAAAGCATCTTCGGTAACTCCTGAAACTAAAGCATCTTCAAGAACTTTAAATACATCTAAAGATACTGCCACCAAACAGAGTAAAGAAACACCCAACAAAGTTTTATCAAAAATATATGTAATAACTGAAAAAATTTATAAATTAATGTTATCTAGTGATAAAGAAAAAAAATCAAAAGAAAAACAAATTAAAGAAAATAAACAAGATGAAAACCAGAGAGAAAAAGATATTACCGAGGATTTAGAACAGAAGAAGAAAGGGCAAACAAAAAAAACAAAAGAAAAAAAGAATATTGTTGATAAACTCTCTGATAAAAGTAAAGGGATGACTGAGGCAATTAAACCGGCAGCAGAGGAGTCTGGTAGTATCATTGGAACAATAGGTAAAGTTTTAGGTACCGTTGCTGAAGTTGCCGGTGCCGCTGAAATGGCTGTTCCACTTCTTATCGGCGGTGCAGCAGTTGCTGGAGGTGCCGCATTAGCCGGTGCTGCTGGTGCCGGTGCTGCTGGTACTGCTACTGCTGCTGGTGCCGGTGCTGCTGGTACTGCTACTGCTGCTGGTGCCGGTGCTGCTGGTACTGCTACTGCTGGTACTGCTACTGGTGTAGGATCAGTTTTGGGAACAGTTGTTGCTCCTATGGCTGGTGCCGCGGCTGTAGGATTGGGTGTTAAGAGTCTACAAAGTCATCAAGAAGATGTGGCGGCAGAAAGAGGTGATGTTCAAGGCGTTGAATCTTCTTTAAGAATGTCGATGCCTGATGCAGATGAAGAAACAATACAACAAGCAGTATCAGAAAAGATGGCTAAGGCTAGGGCTAAAAGTTCTAAAATAACACCCACTACACCCACACCCACTACACCCACACCATCTCCATCTCCTGTAGGTGATAGAATGAATAAATCACAGGAAGAAAATAAACAATTGAAACCACCAGGTGAAGGCAAAAATTCAGCACCAACAATCATCAATAACAATAATGTTTCTAATGTAAGTGGCGGACAAGGTGGTGGTAATATGGCATATGTTGGTGTTAGAAACGATGATCCTGTATTAGTAAAAGCCCAATACGGAGTAGTCAGAACCGTATAAAAAATCCCCACTTTTTAGGGTGGGGATCGGGTGCTACTACCTTCACACGGCATGCAAGATTAATCTTCTTCTGCTAACTTTGAAAAATATTCCATATCATCATCTTCTGAAAGGCTAGGTTCAGCAACAATAGGTTTCTTAGGTGCGAACTTGGCTTGTTCAACAGTGGTACGAGGTGCTTCACCATTCAGACCAAGAACCTTATCAAGACGATTCTTAATTTCTTCATAAGTCTTAAACTTAGAATCATCAATTAACTCATTCAGAGAATATTCTTTCTTCCAAATTTCTTCCATTTCACCATCATCAGAATTCAAAGGTGATGCAGATTCAAATTCAGATTTATCATAATTTTGATAGCCTTCAACTTTCCGAATCTTGATTTTGAAATTAGCACCTTTCCAAAAATCAAATGGATTGATTGCCTTTTCATCTTCGAATTCAGGATTCATTACTTCGGTAATCTTATCAAAAATCTTCTTACCGAATCGATACAGAAATACCTTACCTTCATTTTCTGGATGCTTTGGATCAGAAATAACGTAGACGTTCGCAACATAATTTAATTTACGCTTACGATCACGAGCGATAGTCTTGTTTGCTTCAATACCAGAATTCCATAATACACTATTTGCTTGACAACATTATGTTCAGATGAATACGCTACCACTCATCCCGTTTCTTAAAGAAACTGCTTATATTTTCATATAAGATCAGACTATATCACATTCCTTGTTAGGAACTTTTGCGCTTCCAGACCCAATCGCATTTGGTCTGTACTCCGAGTCATCGGATAGTCGTTGAAGTTTCATAAATGTAATTTGTTATGTCGATTATAACATTCTTCACCTGAACAATATAATCCATTCTTCACAGCATGTTCAACATTTTCTTGGTGTGTTACAACTTTAAGGTTATCCAAATTGTTGTTTTGGGTATTACCATCCAGATGATTAACATGCTCATCACTTAACAATTCTCTACCTAATTTAATAGAACATAGAACACGGTGGACTAATCTATTTTTGCCGCCCAACTTAATCCTCATGTATGGACTATCACTTCTTCCATAGTGAGCATGAGGCGTTAACATTTTTAAATAACCTTTTTTGGTGCTAAATATGTTACCGTGTCCATCGCAATAATATCCTATTAGATATGGTATCTCATACATTTATGCTTACCTGCTGATTGGCATATTCAAACATGAACTTAGCTTTCCAGACAGTTCACAAAATTTTTCGATGTAGATTACTCTACAAAGCCGCTTGTGTCTAAAATTAGGCGTTAACGGGACATTCACCACCTTTGGTAGTTAAACAGTTGTCGATTAACCAACCGCCAGGACCTTGAAATCCATGAGAGAAATACTTAACCCATGGTAATGCATCTTCACCATCCGCACCAGAGGCTGGAAGAAAACGAATTGTAGCCATTCCATTTCCTGCCTTATCAACTTCAGGCTTCCAAAAATTTTCATCCGATCTTGATGTTTCGGATGATCCTGCTCCAAGTTCTTTGATTTTTGCTGCTAGTTTGTCTAGATTGCCGGATTGGCGTTTGAGATTACTAAATGAACTCATATTAAATTTCCTTTTATTAACGTTATATACGGATTATTTCACAAATTACATAATCAACTACAAGTATAATGATACAGTATTATTTATGCTTTGTCAAACATACATTCCCAATATTACCATTGTTGTAGGTGCATCTTTATGAAGTATACCTATTCCACCTGCTTCTTTCCATTGACGGATAACAGATTCAGTATCATCAATAATAATAGATTCTGGTGTGGCAAACTGGCACTTCAATCGCTTACCTGGTACAAAGTTTGTCTTAAATTCAATTTGATGATCTTTGAGCCATTGAGTTTTCTGTCGAGAGATTTCATCGTATCGGTTTTCATTGGCAGTAGATGAAAGAATTTCCGTGGGTACTTGTAATCTTCGCAAATAGTTAATTAGATCAAGAGCACCTGGCATTAAATCCAATGTAGCAAAGTTTTGTTTCTCAATAAACTCATCAAAGAAGCGATCAAATTTCTTTTCTTTTTCTGCTTCTCTTGGTTCCATGCCATACAATTCTTTGTATCGCTTATCAAAATCACAAATTACTCCATCTAAATCTAACCTTATCATGCTTATTTTAGGCTTGAGCATATTTTTTTGTTTTCTCTTTTAATATGTTTCTAAATTTATCTTCATCGTATCTTAAAAATGGTGTATACTTCTCACATTTTAACTTAATATCGGGCCAGAATATATCATCATCAATCTTCTTATCCCATGATTTAAAGAAACCCAATATATCATTCATAATTACCAGAGTTTCTATACAAATTTCATTTTGAAGAAACTGTGTTAGTAGAATAGGGAAGTTACCAGTTTTTACTTCGAGAAGTTGTTTTGGCGTATCAACTAAATCCATTAGTTTTTCTACATTTTGTTCAAAGATATATGTAAGAGATTGATTTCTTTTCTGCCAGTTCTTGTAACAATCTTCAGCATCGGGCTCAATAAACTCATGTGTCCATCGATCTGCCTTCTCTAACATATTAGCAACAAAGAAATTTCTCATATCGTGAATGTTATACTTTCGTGCTAATTTATGAAAGGTAAATCTATCCTTTCTCTTAGCAAAGCCATCTTTTGTTATCGTAGTCTTACCATTATATAAAAAATAATCATATGGTGAAATAAAATGTAAATGAACCGCTTGATATAAAGCAAATGAGGCAAATCCTGTATTCAGTTCTATCACCTCGCTCATATTGGCAACTTAGCAGACTTCTTCAACATATTAAGATTTTGCGCTTCTTCTTTTAGTTTTGCTTTAAGTGCTGATGATACAAGTGTAGCGGCAATTTCTATTTCTAATCCAGTTTCTTGGCAGTAATGAACTATTGCATCCATTATATCCAGTTTCTTCTTTGCTGCATACACTTCAATCATCATACTAAAATTTTTAATCTCATCTTTTGTTGGCACCGTATTACCTCTAGTTTTTAATAATGGGATTAATGGGCTTATTCCCATTATTTTGTGCGTAGAATATGTGTTTACCTATCTTAATAATCTTTTTTTTGTTCCAATTTGGATTAACATATTCTGCATGGTAAAATTCCGCATTTGATTTAGTAATTATATCATGTAAGTGTTTGTCTGTCAATGATTTCTTGGCAACAATCATTGATTCTTCCCATTGATATTTATCTTTATTGTCTGAAACTCTCTTATCTGTCCAAGAGAATTGTGCTATTCCATTTTCTTTCTGAAACACAACTCCACAGATTGTATGAGGAAATCTTGGATCATTTACACGATTCATTACAACACCAGCAACGGCTAGTTTACCTTCATATGGTTCTGAGCCTGCTTCATAGTAAATATTTCTTGCCAAACAGTCAACTTGTTTATTGAAATTATCAGTTACTTCATGTTGTACCAAAGCATATGTTATTTCATGAGATAACGAAGGTATGGAACAAGCGGCAACAATGATACTGAGCAATACTAGATTGCGTTTTAGGTCGTTCATTATTCTTCCTTTTTGATGAGCCGATACTTTGGCCAGTTCTCCAGTCACGAATTAAATTTATTATTGGGGGGGTTTGGAAAGTTTTATTTTTTCATACTGAGAAAAAACTATTCCTAAAAAAACTCCGAGAATTACTTAGTGGTGGAAGCAGGAGCAACTACAACTTTCTTCTTAGCAGGAGCAACTACAACTTTCTTCTTAGCAGGAGAAACTACAGGTGCTTTAGCGGCTGGTGCAGGTGCGGCAACAGGAGCATCAGCAGCAAATACCGAAAAACTAAACAATGATATTACAGCAATTAATAGTGACTTCATGATATACCTCGTTTTAAAATTAGAAAGTGGGAGATTATTCTGTTACTAGGAAATCCCCCGAAACCCTAAGCGGCTGTTATGCTGCTAATAATGTGTATTCGCTATTGTTTGCGTTTACGTTTTTTGCTTCTACGACCGAGTTGTCTCAATCCTAACGGCTTCCGCTTTGCCGGGTAGATCCTTTTAATACTTGTTATCACGTCTAATCTGTTTCATCCCCATCATAAAGAAACTTTGGAATATACGGACAGTGGATTACGCTAACAACATTACCATTTTCATCACAATTTACGATTGGTTCGTAATCTTTGATTTCGTAGTATGTTCCTTTGTCAATCAACTCTTTATCGTCATTCATTAAACTTCCTTATGGTGGAGATGCCGGGTGCTGCCCCCGGGTCCGCAATAATTTTCTTGCCAAGCGTTAAACTACCATTCTTTTTCGCAACATACTCTCGACTTGAGTTTGCCACTACTAAATCATTTAAAACTTATATTTCAAACCAGCAAAAACGTAATTACCATTCAAAGCATTTACCGAATCTTGCCCGATAAAACGATCAATACCAGCAACCACTGAAACACCTTGATATACAGGAACAGATGCATCAACACCAGCAGTTACACCATAACCAGTTTCAGCACCAGTGTTACTTACATAGGCAGCACCAACACGAGGAGTAATAGTTACAGGCCCAACAAGAACTCCGTAACCTACAGAAGCACCAAATTGATTGGCACGAACTGTTCCAGTGGATGGGCGTGAATAATTACCTTGTACAACAAATGCACCGACAGGCTGATCCACGGTTAAGCGAATAGCAGAATTTTCAGTAGATCCATAAGTACGACCACCTTCAATACCTACTTCCGTTGCCATTGCTGACCCAAAAATACCCATTAATACTGTTGCCATAATTGCTTTCTTCATATAAAACTCCATTTTGTTATTAAAAATTAATGCACATTCATAGTACATTGTATACTATTTATTCAACATAGTCAATCATTAATTACCAATATTACCAATATACTTCTTGTATGCCAGAATCCAATTGGTAGAAATAGAATATTGTGCTTCTTCCAATGTTATCTGGTTAGTACACACTAATACATGAAGTTTGTTTTCTAATTTATCTTTTAAATGTGCTGAATAAGGACCTTCAAAAGATTGTGGCCACAGATTTTTAATATCGTTACTTCCACCCAATTCTAGCGATATCAGATGGTCGATTTCACAACCTTCTGTTCCTGTACAATATCCCTCATGATTCTTAACATTATATTGTGCATAAATTTTCTTTTTAAGTGATTCTGGAACATTGCGAATTGATGATGTCGTAAAACTTTTACCACACAGAACATTTGCTGTTAATGTGGGATCTGCTTTGCCAGGAGTCATTGTGTGATCGGGTAATGTCGCAGCAAAAAGTGGTGTCGATAACAAGAGTAAAGCGATTATTTTTTTCATTTTTTTATCCTTTGGTAGTCAAAGTGTGGGTTATTTAGTTATGTATTAAGTTAATCCATTTACATCTATTACGCTCCGGTAAAAACATTAGGCGAACCTGATGTTGCAGAAGGATCGCAGTGTGCTCCACCAACAGGAATACACTGTGAATCTGGATCAGCATCATTACCCAAAATAACCACTAATTTTCCATCAGCAAAAACATTATTACATTGAGCAATCAACGAACCTCCACCATCCGTATTGGGATCACCATTGACTGATATTAGTTGTCCGTTGCAAAATACATTAGTGTCACCGACAACCGTAGTGGTCGCTCCACATGCTCTAGAATCTCCATTTCTATGAACTGCTGGCATTATTTTTGATTCCTGTAAAAATTAATAGCATTAACTAAACCGTCAATGTGATCTTCAGTTTTCCCTTGAAATAATAAAGGTGCTTCATTTTCTACAGCCATAATAATAACGAGATTATGAATGGGCTCACCTACTAATTCTTCATAAGCCAGACTATAAAAACAAGTCTGCCAAAAGTAATCATCAATCCATTCTCTTTTCTTAATCTTTCTAGATGTTTTAAAATCAATAACAGATAATTTACCATCAAATTCAGCAATACAATCCACACGTCCAGCAACACCCAGTTTGGTAGAGTATAATGTTTCTTCTTGATAGTGAATATTGTTGATTCTGTTTAAAAGTGGTTTAAGTGTTTTAAACATCTCTTTGGCATCAGGCATAATATCACCAAGAGGATCGTTGTTTAAGTATTGTTCACAAAGCGTATGGACATTTGTGCCTCTACCTGCCGCCTTTCGTGAGATTTTATTAGCCACTTCATGACCCACTTTATCTCGCCATGCTTGAATCGATTCTTTCTTCAAAGCACTAAGAACAGTAGTAATTGAAGGTACACGAGATCCGTCAGGTAAAGTATATAATCTTTTACCTGTAGCCGATGTATTGGCTTCTAGTTTTTCTAGGGTTTTTGGTGGACAATATTTAAACATAAAGCAATCACTTTTTTTATTTGGTATTTTCATTGTTTAAAAGAACTTCATATATTTATGAAATAATATGGTCCTCAACTTGTAATTTGGCTAAAATATACTCACGAACAAGGCTACTTCTTACTATATCCTCTGCGGTAAATTCAATCTTTGTAAAAGAACTCATGTGCATAGCAATATCAAAGAATTTTAGTATACCTGTCATATCATTCTTTTTCTTATTTAAATCAGTCTGACGATAATCGCCACACCAAATTATTTTTGAACGATATCCAACACGGGTCATAACAGTATCAATTTCTTCAAATGCGAGATTTTGCATCTCGTCCACAATAATAATGGCATCGTCAAACGAACACCCTCTAATGAAACTTGTGGATATAAATTCAATATGACCTTGTTCAACTAGTCTTTGATATGCATCCCTTCTTTCAAAAAGTGTTTCGCAAATTTGTTTATACGGCTGCTGAAAAATATCCATCTTTTCATTCACATCACCAGGAAGATGACCAATTTCTCTGGATTGTACCGCCGATCTTACTATAATAATTTTATTAAAAGGATTAGATTTATCTAAGACTTCTTCTAATGCTTTATACAAGGCACAGAATGTTTTACCTGTACCCGCTACACCATGTAATGCTACAAAATAATCACCTCTTTTGTATACATCAAAAAACTTTTTTTGATTGTCTGTTAACGGATCAAAAGTTTTTAAATCATCTATTTTTAATTTTATTGCTGTGTGTACTTTTTGTTGTTCTTTCTCTTGTTGATGTTGATGATGAGGCACTTGTTCTGATACTACTTTTCTTTTTGTGACCATTAAAACCCCGTAGTTTGTTGAGAAATTGTATTACCACTCTCTGTTCCCGTGTGTTTTGTGGTCACTTAAAGTATTACCGGGAACTTTTTCTTTTATCCTATTGATAACATATTTTTCAAATCCTGAATCTGCTTTTTTTGTACGAGGGACAGACATCCGTGAAGCATCAGAGAGAACGGGCAAGTTCTCAAAGGTATGGTATCGTTCTAGATTGGGATTTTCTTCAAGAAATGAGTCTAACTTAAGGTAACTGAAAACTCTTTCAGAAATTTCACCGGTTTCTTTGTTCTTAAATTCATAAGTTGGCATTTCACGAGTACCATATTAGTTGTTGATGGGAATTTAAATTATAAACCATTGTGGTGTCTTTCTACTATTTATCTTTCCTTGCCAGGATGCTAAATGTTGTTTGTGTTTGATATAGTAGTTACGATAAGATGAAATAGAATCACCAGAAACTTTACATTCATCAGGCATTGCTGGTGTGGGTTCTGTGAACGGACCATTGGAAATATTTTGAGGATTATTTTCAATTAGTACATGCAGTAATCCAGAAGTTTCAACTTTATGTACCTTACCATATCTGTATGTATATTCTTTACAGAGTGCTAAAGTCATTTTTGTCAACCAGATATAGTTTGCTTTTGATTGGCGTACCCATACAGCACTAGGATGATTCTGATGAGTAGCAGAATATAATATAGAATCCAATTCTTTATTTTCAAGTATCCATCGTTTTACATTACGACCAGTTTTAGATTTACCAGCAACTTGAATACCGTCAAGTATACGGTGTGCAGTAGATAATAACTGAATTTGTTCAACCACCATTTTTACCACATGTTTATTATTGTGCATTTCTGCACACACTTTTGGGTCATTATGTAGGTAAAAGATGTTGATTTTTTTTCTCCTCAAAGATACATTTATTATAATAACATATATCACAATCTAATCCTAATGATAATGCCGTATTCCGTGCAATCTCCACAATCTCATCTGTTAATTCATATTTTGATCCAGTACCACCATTTGTAATATTATAACTCAAAAAAATTCAAAAATCAATAGTTCCAACCCTTACAAAATCCAAATTTGTGTAATTTGGGTAACATTTTTTCACATTTGGAACCAATATCTGTTCTGTGGTGTTCATCGTTACCAAATTTGACTTTATCTACCACTTTATAAGCAGCCTCTTTGGCTTCTGATACAGTATCACCCACTCCTGTACATATCACTATATAACTTCCTGCTGTTCCCCACTCAGGCATGTCTTCCATGAGTGTTCCATCAACGGATTTGATAGTCTTAGATAGTTTTAAATTGGCAGCATGGACGTGATGGTGGTCAGCACCATCGGTAATGATAGGGAAATCCAGATATTCGTCAAGATCTTTGGAGTTAAAAGGAAAATCTGAATTTGCCATTACAACACCCACACATGTCTTTTCTTCAATTTCAAGAGTATTTTTACCCTTAAAACAATCAAGCATCCATTCTGCAGGATCACCTTTCAATAAAGGCATGATAATATTGATCATAGGATATCCTGGTCGGGCTGTCCATTCCATTGGCCAGGGTGTACCAGTCTTTTCGTCAACTATCACATTCATATCGAGATAGCCAACATATCCAATCTTATGGAGTTCATCGGCCATTGGTTTCATAAGCATATCAGCAAGTTTGGATTTTCTGGTTGCACGGATTACTGTACCCATTTCACCAGTGTTGACACCCAAATCATCGTTCATGTGTTTCTTATGTTCAAAACCCTCAAACCAGAAGTCCATCCAACCTGCAGGCCCGAATATACCAGTTACACAGAGTTCTAATCCGGGTTTAAATTCTTGCAGAATAAACCTAGATGATGTTTTACCTTTTTCTTTTCTCTTAGTAAGAAATCCTATCATGTCGGCTTCATCTTTACCAACATATGATAGGGCTTTATCTTCTTCTTCGCCTACGGGTTTAGATACCCAACGGCCTGGATTTTCACGAACAAACTTAATTGCTTGATCATAATTAGAAAACTCATGTGACGGAATTGTGTCACCGCCAAAATTTTCAATAACTTTCTGACCATACATACGATCAAGTTCTAGTTTAGCGGCTCTCTTACCAGGACCAAATACAGGATATCCTTTTTTGATATAGACATCAATCTCATCCATCAAATCAAAATTAAAGGATGAAAATATCAAATCAGCAACATCCATGTATTTCTTCCAATTCGTTACTTTATCAACTAGACCCTGACCGATAGGTTCAGCGTCTTTGCCTTCAGTATAAAGTTTTACCGTATGACCAGCAGCAATACATCTTAAACACAAATCTAAAATAAGACCCGGTGGATCCAATACAAGAATAAACATGAATATTTCCTAGAGTGAATTTAATATACTTTATATTTATGTTATATTATTTCTTCTTTTTCTTAATACCCGCAAAAGAATCACAGACTTCTTGAATTTGTTGTTCTGTAGGCATCTCGGATGATGGACTTACCACATTAAAGTCCTCGGAGAAAATATTTTGAATTTGAGTATTAGATTCCTCATAGTTTACGACTTGAATATCATCAAAGACATATCCCACTCCTCGTAGGAAATATGTGAATTGTTCTACAACATCGTCCAGTAATTCTTTAGAGAATGTTCTAGATGATTCCATTTCGTCTAATTCGTCCGTGACAGCGAATGTAAATTCCATTATTCCTTACCTGCAATCTTCTTAAGGGCTGCTACTTTCTTAGCAACATCATCAGCAGATACGGTTTGCATCGCAAATTGTTTAAATAAATCATAATTATCTTTTACTTTGAATGATGTCTTACCGCCGACAGAGGCAGAATCTTGAATGGAAATTTCACATCCACCTGCTTTCAGTGGACAGATTTCCAATACGGTATCCAAATTAATAATAACTTTACATTGTTTATCTACGCTATCAATTTCAACAAATAGTGCCATGTTCATTCTCCTTGCGGTTCGTTGGATTTAACTTCTTTGTGTTTCATTTGCTTTGCTCGTAATTCAGTTACTTCTGCATCAATCATTTCTTTTTTCCACGATGATTTATTATTACCAGTCATCGTCATCAACATACGCTTGGTGGACTTAGACATTTTGAATGATCCTGTTGTTGCTTGTTTCATATATTCTCCTATCGTTTACAGTCTGCTACGGGTATTAAATACATTGTGTTAGAATCATTTGGTTGAACATAATAACATTTTCCCTTTATATCCCAAACTAGGTGTTGCTGAATACCATCACCATAGTCTTTAAGTGGGTGTGATATATTTGGAGACAGTAAGTAAACACCACAAGTTAAACCAATAGCCATAATAATATATTTCAAGTTATCATATAAAAAATTAAATATTCCATTAAACATGTAATAATCCTTTCGAGTAAACATAATATAGTATAACACAAATCGTAGCACCAAGCAATAGTCCGTATGAATTATATATCATACTTTGTTTATGATATTTCAATTCTAATTCCAACATATCTTTTTGTGCCATTAACTGATAATTTGTTTCTGATCCGTCATCACCACCCATCATTGAAATTGTTTCTTTCATTTGTGCCAATCGTTTCTTGGTTTCAAAATAATAATAAAATGATTTCATGTTAATCCCACAAATGTAAATAATATTTTCCGAACAAATTTAATCCTTCTTGGATCTTTTCTTCTACTTTTGGATTAAACACCAAATCACTTACACCAGAACTAAATTCATATTTCCATGACTCATCGAGGACATGATCAAAAGCAAAAATCATCTTATCAAGAATCACATCCCATTGTTCATGTCCTTTTTCCCAGGCTTTATCGTCATACTCAGCATAGAATTTAAATGTCTTTTGTCCGGATTGATCTGATGTTTGGGAAAATGCGGGCATTGACCCGGGTGCGCCATGTTTGGTTTCTTTGAGTTGTTTTAATGCAGGGAGAATAATATACGCTAGAGTATTATCAAAATTCCATGTATCAAACTTATCCAGTTTTACATATCTAATTTGTGGATTGATTACTTTGCGAACTGTTTGAAGTCCATTACAAAAAGGATTAAGAAAATTATAAAGTTTTATGATTTTAGGTTCATCATAATTAATTTCTCTCCAGAAAAAAATCTTATCTAGAATAGTATATGGACTGAGCCAGTGATTAGGATAACCGTTGAAAAATACTTTCATTTTTGTGATGCCCCGTATAATATAGTCAACATAATAATTAAAAATATATAAAATACAACAAGAGGAAATGTTAACATTCTACCTTCACTAACTTATATATCTCAAAATCTTTATGTGATACTGAACGAACTTGTTTTAGCACTTCTTGCGCTTCTTCAATTGTTCCGTTGCGTGATGGTCTGAAATAACCTTGATGAATCGAGAATATAGTATTAGCAGATTTTTTTACAGACTTTATCTTTTGGTTTCTTGCAATCACATACTCAAATGTTTCACTCATTGTAACACTCCAAAATGTATAATATGTTCTTTTTCATTTTAATTTACCAATTATATAATCATATATTCTTACAGGTAATACAATAAGAAACAGTATACTCAAAATGAAATATGCCCAAATCGTATATAAGAATGTGTATCTAGACCAAATCGGTGATCGATATGCCATTTAAAGAAAGTTAAATATCAAACAGAAAAAAATTGATACTGAAATACATACCAGTGCAACATAAATCAAATATAATTTAATCATTTTTTGAAGTAAAGATCCCCAGAATTAATAAAAATTAATGCATCATCTTGTGAATTGCTTCGTCCGTCATACCAATTATAAGTTTAGATTTGGCTAGATCCAGCATTTGGGCCATCATCATTTCTTGATTCGTCATGTGAGCGACCATTGTTAATCTTGCCAATATTAAACCCGATAGGGATAACGAATCAATTGGATATTCATCCAAACATTCCAATAAGAATAAATCTGTCTTTTTTGTTAATGATACAATATCATCATCAGTAACCATTGTTTTTCCTTCTCTCATTCGGTACATTTATATCCTGTTTCCGTCTTTCATCTATAGTATTTTTGTTACCATATTCATCGTAAATTATAACTAATACTCGTTCTTCTTCATTCTTTTCCATTTGATCCATGTCGCAACTCTCCGTTATTTGCAATGTTCTTCTACATAGATCAATAATTAAAACTCAAGGCATCCAGAGATCATCATCTTCTCTTGATCTAAGGTTTTTTTCCATTAAATAAATCCTATCTTTATCAAAATTATTTGCATTTTCTTTTAACTCTGTTGATCTTATCCATTCAACATAAAACAAAAATCCCAACATAAAAATCTGAATAGATACAATTAATAATATCATAATTAGTATATATATCATTATATACCACCACCAAAATAACTGTATGTTAATTCAAAAGCAGTTAACCTTTCTTTATAATCAATAAGAGTATACTTTTCAAAATCTTGCATCTTTGATATCGGCTTATTTTCCAATGATTCAATATCATCTCTAAGCCATTTCATATGTTGTTTTAATGTATCAACAATAATACAATCTACGGTTTCGGATGATAATTTAACATCCTTTGTTTTCTTACTCATAAGGACACTCCTCATCAAACATTTCACGAAATTTTCGATCTTGTAATCCACAATCAATAGCCCAAGCCAATGTTCTGGCTAATTCCTCATTGTTTTTTAGAAGTAATTGAGCCATTAAATGTGGTCCGATCAATTTAATATTCTTAATGGTTTCCTGAGCAACGGTATGTGTGAATGAAAAATCATTATCATTTTGTTGATTAATCTTTTCTTGCTGTTTTTCAAAATCATCTTCGTTCACACTGATCTCCTATTAGGCTGCAATGGATTGACTTTCTTGAATTGTTTTCTTTTCTACAACAACAGATGTGGCAGGTTTCTGAATATAACGACCTTCTGCATTAAAGTTTTGTGGGTTCATCAACTGATAACCTGTTACTTTACGACCATCTTTTGTTACTTTAACGATACCACCATCGGCCTTGATAGCACAAATGTTTTGTGGGAGACGATAAGATTCTTTTTCCATAGGAGTACCTACGAATACAGAGCGAATTTCAGTGGGTGATAATACCTTGCCAGACAACATAACCTGACAAACTTTTTCATGCCGATTGATACGACCTACACGGATCGCTTTACTCATAATATAAATTCCTTTTCAATTAAAAATATGCTACAATTATAATTATACATAATACTGGTACAAACGTCAAGATGTTTTTTGGTAATAATAACAAATGGAATTTCCATTTGTCTTTAATATCTTTCACATTTATAATACCGATCAGACTTAACGAACTGTTTTTCTTCTACCAAAGTTTCAAATGTTTTCCACAATTTCTTAAACTTAAATTCATATACATTAGCCAAACTTGTAAAATCAGCAGCACCAGCACCTTGTTCTTCCAACATACTAATATCGTCCGTAATCTCCCAACATTGTAATATTTGGTTTTCCAAATCAAAACGATCAACCATTTTTATCTCCTTTATATTTCAAATGTTTTCCAATATAAGAGATCCAACTTTATTAGAGTAGATTCTCAACTTACTTGAGGATCAGGATTCTCAACACTAGTTACAATTGGTGCTGTATTAGCAGGTGATTCCACAGAAGAATCAATTTTTGAATATAGATCCATCAACGACAACTTTACTTCTTCTACATGTTTTGCAATAACCAATTCAATTGCTTCCATTTTATCTTTAAAAATTGAAAATGTTTTTGCAATATGAACCAATTCTCTTGTTGAGATAACCTCATCAATGGCACCTTGCATATAACTTTTACGAATTATATCAGACCATTGTACTAAATTGTCCACAAAATCTTCATCATCAATCAAAGGAGTTAAAATTTTCTTTTCGATCTTAACCTCAGGAAATTCTTGTTCAACTGTAATAACAAACCTGTTCATAAAGGCTGCATCCATAATTTGCGAGAGGTATTTACCATCATCAGCACCTTGACCTTTTGTATTAGCGGTAGCAATGATCGTAAAACCTTTAGCTGGATAAACCATTTGGCCAGTTTTCTTTACATAATATGATTTGCCTTCCATAATTGATTGTAAACACAACAATTTTGAACCAGCACGGTCACACTCATCAAGTAATAGAACAGCACCACGCTTCATGGCAGTTAATACAGGCCCATCTTTAAAAAGTACATTACCATTAATCAAAGTTTGTGAACCAATCAAATCAGATTCATCAGTTTCAACAGAAAGATTAATACGAACCAATTCACGACCCAATTCGGCACATGATTGTTCTACTGATAGTGTTTTGCCGTTGCCTGATAGTCCAGTAATAAACACAGGAAAGAATTCTTTTGAATCAATAATCTTTTTCAATTTATGATAAAAACCGAACGGAACAAATCCATTCATTTTTTCAGGAACACATGGTTCAGAATCATCAATCAATTTAGGTTGACGAAGTTGAACTACAGCCATATCCATAGAAAGATCAGGAAGAACAGGTTCTGGTGTAACCATTTCAGCAATCTTCGTAACAATTCCATTACCTGGCATTTTGTATTGACCACGACCAACACGATATTCGGATTTTGTTACTAACCAAAAAGGATATGGAACACCTTTTTCATCTACAACTTTTGCAATACCATCACGAGTAAGGATTTGGGCATTACCTGTTCCACCATATACCTCATTTGCCGCATCAATAAACGCTAAAGCATTTTTATTCAATTTTGACATAGTATAAAACTCCATAAGAACTTCAATTAAATTAAAATCATTATTTTTGGTAAGTAGGTATAGATTCGAACCAACTCACACATATATTCATATACCATTATACACTATTATAACGGGTTTGTCAACCATTATTTTGTATGATGTAAAAACTTGTAAGTCATTGATATATAAAAGAACTCTCTTATTCTTCTCTTATTATTAATTTTGATATACCTACATACTCCTGAATGGCATGTTTTAATTGTTTTGGTGTTATACTCGGGGCAATAAATGTATAGTTAGAATCACCCTTATCTGATAACTTTTCATTAAGGTACTGAATTGCTTCTTTTGCCGTATTAAATGTTTTAGATCCGGTCATATTACATATATTAGGTTTTGCTGTGTAAGTAGTATTCATTTATTTTTTCCTTATTCTGCCACGAGTTCGGATGCTTCTACCGTAAACTTGGCTCCTGTATCAGACTTGAATAACAAAAAAGCACCATCAGTTCCTTTTACTGAGAAATACTTATCTCCTACCACACCGTGTTGAAACGAACCATCAAACTTAGAATTGCCTTTGTGAATCACACGATCATTCAAATTAAACTTATTCATTTTATTTCCTTTTTTTTTTATTTGTAAAGATAAGAACCGTTCCAATTGCAACGGTGTAAAATTTCATTCAATTCAGTAATCAGATTACCACGAATGCCTTTCGCTGGTGCTTTCCAACTTGCAGCCTTATAAAGGTCTCCCGTGATCATATCAACAAAACAATGTACGGATAATTGATTTCCTGTATTCATAATAACTTTAAGATATTTGTTACCTTCTTCAATAGTATAAATATATTGTAAATTAGAATCCTTGTAGGACTCTTTATAATCATTCTCTAATGCACGGCACAACAGTTTTGTATTATCATAAACTTGATTGGTCATTTTATTTCTCCTAACGCTATCACAATAACAAAAACTACAAAACACACAACTGCCAACACCATAATGAATCGGTCTTCAGGATAAGTTGCGTCACAATACATATTCTGCCTATCTTTTTCGATACTGAGTGGACAGTCCCGCCCTTGATTGCAATTACCGTTGCAGCAAGTTTTCATACTTCTTCCAATAAAACTGTAATAGGCAAAAGATTTTCTCCCGTGCTCCTTTGCCACGGTGCAGAACCTTCGCACATTTTAATAAACATTGATTCATGAACAGCCCGCGCAGCAACCGCAGCACCGCCCGCCGCATCCCTCTCAGCAGCACACGCAGAAGACCACGCAGCATCTTCCGCAGCAGCGCACGCAACAGCCATCGCAGCATCCGCAGCAGCCCTTGCAGCAGCCCACGCAGCAGCCCACGCAGCAGCCGCAGCAGCCCTTGCAGCATCTTCCGCAGCAGCCCACGCAGCTTTTAATTCTTCACGCGTGGCTTCGCCGTTTGCAAATCCCTCTGCTACATCTAGCGCCGCAATACTGCGTGGGTCGGTCATTAGATGTTGAACCTGTCGTGCACACCAGACCGCAAACAATCGCTTCTCTTTATCGTGGCCGTCGACCGCACGCAGACACCAAAGCGCAGCGTCGAGATCGTTCGATTCGAGAACAGCCAATAGCGGCAGCGGTTCATCGTCGGCTTGCGTTTTACCGAGATGTTTAAGTAATTTTGTCCAGCCCGATTCGCAGGGACTAAACTTGCGGATTTTGTTTAATGTCGTTTTCATAATTTTCCCCTAAAAGGTGTGGGGTTTTTCATTGTTGCCACGGCGCTTTGCCTTCACACATCGCAATAAACATTTCTTTCTGAGCAGCCCTTGCAGCATCCCCCGCATCACACGCAGCAGCCCCTGCCGCATCACACGAAGCAGCCCACGCATCAGCCCTCGCAGCAGCCCTCGCAGCATCCGCAGCAGCCCTTGCATCCCCCGCATCACACGCAGCATCCCCCGCATCAGCCCACGCATCAGCCCTCGCAGCA